GTATAATCATTATTAGGAAAGGTAGAGTATCCAGCCATAACTCCAACATGAGATCCAATTAAGGATACTCCTAGGAGTTGTAGTTTGGTATTGTCCCATCCAAAGGGTACATCAGCCACTACAAACCTCTGTGGGGCATTCTCAGCTGATACCATGAGCTGTACCTCAATGATATCATCTAGTGCCACAGCCTGTTGTGGGGTTACTAGGGATAGGTTAAGCTTGGCTGTGGGGTCGTTTTGAGCCATAGCCCTATTGGTCAGACATACTAAAAAAAGACAAAATAAGAGTTTCATATAGTTCCTTTATAAATCTAAGATTTCTTCTTTTCTAGCTTCAGTTAGTAGATTAATACTAACTAAATAATCCATAGCTTGTATTGTTGTTGGGTTTGTTGTATTGATTTCTTGGGCAGCTTGACTTAATTGTAAAAAGTCTGCTACATTGACATCAGTAATAGCTTCTAATCTAATTGCGGCTCGTTCTTCTGCTGTAAACCTTAATGTAAAGTCATAAGCTGTAAAAAGATATCTAAATGGATCATGGTGTGTAAATCTAGGTGAATTCATTGGAGCATATATATCACCAATATCACAGATTTCAAACTCACCTAATGAAAGTAGTTCTGTTTCATAGGGCCAGACAAAACCCGATGGGGCTTCTATTACGTTTACTACAGTAAAGTTAATGATTTCTGCGTATCTCATGGTTCTCCTTAAGTAAAATAAATTATTGCATACCCTACGCCACCTACGCCACCTGCTCCACCACCTGTAAATCCTGCTCCTCCACCCCCTGCTCCTGACCCATTAAGACCTGCTCCCCCTACGCCACCTACGCCAGTGGCGTGTGAAGCACCTCCTCCTCCTCCTGGCCTACCCCAATCATGGATATTTCCTCTAGTATTGGTAGCTGCTCCTCCTACGCCTCCTGGGGCTACACCACCAGAGATATTGGCATCAGCAAACGGATACATACCAAAAGATGCACCACCGTTAGTTGCAACATTGCTTGTATTAATTCCTCCACCAGAACCACCACCATATGGAGACATAGATAAACCTACAGCAATAGAAGATGTTTGTCCACCAAGGGAACCAGCACTGACTGAACCTGAGCCACCTGTGCCTCCAATATAACCTTGTGTTGCTCCAGTACCTCCTGTAGTTGTTGTTCCAGTAGCAGTACCTGCTCCACCTATACCACCAGCACCCCAGCAAAGTCTAGTTGCAGCTACTCCATTATAGGTAGCTGTAACAGTTGATGTTCCTCCGTTACCACCAGTTCCTGCTAAACCAGATGAGGATACAGGACCAGCACCAGATAAACCTCCAGCACCAGCAGTAAATGTCAATGTTCCTGTTATATCAGCTACAGCATATTTTAATATATTTACAGAACCCCCTCCTCCTCCTGCACCACCACATCTATTCTGTCCGTTACTATTCCATGAACCACCACCTCCACCACCGCCTCCACCACCACAAACTATTGTTATAAAGGTAGCACCTGCGGGTATTGTTATACCAGAAGTAGTGGTAGCATAGAATGCTCTAGTTGGGGTAAATCCACTAGATATGGTTGCTGGAACCCAAGCTGTATTATTCCATTGAATAACTTGATTTAAAGTAGCACCTGTTTGTGTAAGATCACTGAGGGCATGAGTATGGCTAGTAGGAGTCCTTGAATTAGATAATCTTGAATCATCTGCTCTTACTACTTGAGTTGCATTACTAACACCTGAAGTAACAAAATCTACAGCAAATGTTCTATTGGCAGATAGATCTCCACCACCTGTTAAACCTAGTCCTGCTGTTAAAGCTAAAGTGTCTGGAACAGGGGATGTAGCTATGGTAGCTAATTCACCAAGAGCGGATAGTTTAAGACCGTTGCCAATAGTAATGTGTTGACCTACTCCAGTTCCTCCTGTATTCCATCTACCAAGTAATCTCATTTGTGGTATAGATGTTATATCTGCTATTACATGAGTATGGGTAGCAGCGGCTATACCAGCTGATGATAGTGATCTATTGACCCACTCTGTTGTGTTCCATTGTAGTACATCGTTATTAGCAAGGGAAGTTAATGCTGTATTAATCAATACTGAGCTAGGTAATCCTACAGTAATAACAGATCCAACTGTAGTTACTTCAACTTCACCAGCAGTACCTACTACTGTAGTTCCTGTTGGTAAGACTCCTGAATCTTTAAGTCGTATACCAAAAAAATCAAGTTTAAAGTCAAGGTCAGATGGAGTACTACTATTTAAATTTTCAAATCTAATTCCAGTATTTAAAAATCCTGTAGGAACATTTGTTGAAATTACAACTTCAGTTCCACCATTAATAGTAAAGCCAACACTTGTTGCAGTTTTCTTTTGAATTTTAATGGTGTACCATGTATTATTTGCTATTGCAGTCGTTGTTCCAGTAGTAGTTGTCCCGTTATTTACAGTTGGGGTCCATACTCCACCGCGTGTACCTACTATAAATATACCTTGTGAAGGTGAATCTGGATTGTCAAATAAACCTAATTTAATATTGTATCCATCAGTCGGACTAGCCGTTGGAGTTTTTATAGTAAAGTAAACAGTATTAAAATCAGTAAAAATAAACGAATCAATTCCAGGTGAGTTGGTCATTGACATATAACCATACCCATATCCAGAAAGTAATCTAACAAGAACAATTCCTAAGTGTCCTGTTTCTGAATCATTTTCAAGTATATTTAAACTACTAGGAACTAAAGTATTACTACTTGTTGTTCTAGGTCCTGAAGAGTATGAGTAAGGACTTAATGTACCAGATTCATTGCCATTACTTTGAGCAATAAAATTATCCCATATAATAATGGGTTGATCTGGATCACTTGGATCTATACCTCCTCCACCACCACCTACTGGATTGTTTTCTAAATCTTGAATTCTAGCTTCCCAAGAAGTTATATTGGTTACGTCTAGTTGTTGGTTTAAAAGAATAGTAGTTGAGTCAGTCTGAGTAGATACATTACCTAGGGTATTACCAATAGTAGCGAGATTTTGCGTTGTTTGTTCAACAAAGGTATTAAGGTTAACTATAGTACTATTGTCAGTAGCACTTGTTGTACCTTGTAATTTTCGATCTTCACGACGTGCATGAGCTGATTGTTTGCGATCTGTCATTTACACTTCCTATTAGCACTTAGTTTATTATCTGCAGAGTCGCAGTTATGCCGTGCTTTGAAAGATTTGCAAGCTTCCGTACTATAGTTGTTACCATAACCTGTAGCTCCAAAGTGAATGATTTTTTCTTGTCCATTAGCCATTAGGCATACCTCCTTGACCCATTAGTTGCATAGCTTGTTGTGCCATTTCAGGTGGAATATTTTGACCACCTGTCGCTTGTAGATCTGCTTGAGCGGCACCACTCATAGCATTAGCAGAACCCTGTGCAAACATCTTTTGCATTTCCATCTGCTGTTGTTGTTGAGCTAGTTTCTGCTTTTCTTCTGCAATTTCTTCTGCACTACGTACCCAATTGTTTGCATCAAATCCCATAGATGTAATTAAGGCTCTAGCATATGCTTCCCATTTAAAACTAGAAGCAGCTTCTGGAGGAAGATTGCGAACCATTTCACCCATCTGCAGTAACTTAGTAATATCAGATTCTCTAGATAGAGATTGTAAACCAGTTAAGATTTCAATATTAAGAATACCATTATTCTCATCAAATTGTTCTTTCATTCTTTGATCAACTTCATTATTTTCAATCATTAGATAGATTGTTCTACGAATAATTGGAATCATAAAGTCTCTAGCAATAGACGAGAATGTACCACCTAAGATTGTTTCTAGTTCATTACCTACGGCTCTAACAGCAGTAGCAGTAACTCTGTCACCTGTAGGCATGGCTGAGGTCTGTAGTAAGAATCCTTGACCTACCTCTTTACGCATTGCATCTACAGCCGCAGCACACGCTTGTAGCTGAGGGTTAATAGTGTCTCCTGGGGTAATGACAAAGATATCTTGTTTTCTTGCACCAACCCATTGGCCGTTTTGTGCTATAGAAAGATCATCAATTTCAGAGATACCAGCTGGATCTACACCCATAAAGAATGTAGAGGCTGCTGCCATACCTTGAATCATAGCACGACTATATGATTCTAAGGTTCTAATATCTGAATAGATATCTTCTACATGGCTTCGACCATAGTCTTCACCAGCAACACTAGCCCAACGAAGGATAATATAAGGAAGAACAGTATAGTATCCCGTATCAATGATCGTTCCGTCAAGTTCTTTTTCAACTTGCCACGATAAGTCTTGACTTTGCGAGACTCGGATATATACCGTTTTATAACCAGTTTGTTTTTCTTCACCCGAAAGGAAGTCATACGCACTTGCAGCCTCCTCGTTACTAGGAGAAATGTATTCAAGATAAATAAATTCTTTAATAGAGCCATTTACATCTCGACGAACAACAAATTGATCTAATCGAATAACACGGAAAGAAAAATCATTTTCCATTACAATTAATACATCGCCAATAACAACTAAGTGTTGAATAGCTAAGTAAGATATCTCTCGCAGGTTATTAGAAATAAGTTTTTTATATACTTGAAAAGATAGTTTACTTAAGTACTCACCCACTTCGGCTTCTGGTTCTCTACCATTACGAAGACCAAATGTAAAAAAGGGAGTATCATTTAATGGAATTAAAACACTAAGAATTTTACTAGCAAGAGATGTAACACCTCTTGATTGTACAGATGAATAAGTCTGAACAAGATTATCCTCTCCAGATAGAGATTGAAACGGTAATAGAGTTGGTACAGTTAATGCAGAACAAGCTCGGGATTTATTTAACTTAGATTCGCGTTTTGCATTTAGAGTAAACCATCTATCCTTAATAGTCTTTTCAGCTTTCATATTCTCTCCTTATATTGGACGACTAATACTTTCATATCCTGGTCGTTCGATTGTTGGCATTGCTAGGTTAAAACCACCACCAAAGTCATTAGACTCTGACTTTGATTGACCAGTCATTTCACTAACAAGTGCTGTTTCTTGTTGTTGTTGTTTCTTATATCTTTCTTCTTTAGCGGCTGCTGCTGTTTGTCTATTTAGATATTCTAAATTACGTTGACGATCAGACTCAGCACGAAAGCGAGATTCAGCATCAATTTGGTATTGTTGTTGCATAGCCATTTGTCTACCCATCATTTCTTCTTGTTGACGCATTTGTCCAGCAACATCAATGTTTCCGCCACCACCGCCACCTTTATATTTCTTTATTTCAGGTAATTGTTTTAGTTCAGACATCATTAAAAAATTAGGCATAACCGTTTCTCCTTTCCTGTTGTTCAAATAAAGTACGTAATTTTGAGATAACTTCTAATTGACCAGCTTTAAATCCCCTCTCGTAATCCTTTAATTTTAAGTCGCTTGGTTGCAGGGATATCGCCTTCTCCAGATACTGAATCAGGTCCTTGTTTATGTTCAACTGTTCTTTCATTTGATCTCTCTAGTAATAAACCATTTATGTAACTAAGACACAACGAAAGGTCAGGGTCCCTAATGGACCCTGCCTTCCACTTCTTCAATAAAATTTCAAGCTTGTTCATTTGTTTTTACCATTATATTAAGATGAAAGTCCTTTTTATTAGGACTTATTTTATTCTCTACTAATTGTTCTTGGAGGTTATCCAAGAAAATGTGCACCATTTTCATGTTATTGAAACCAACATCTAATTGACAATTGGTTAGTTTTGCTAATTTAATAGTTTCGGCTAACGCCATGTCCATATCATACTCTGTTTCAACATACATCTGAGACATAGTGTACTCCTTAACTTACCTCACAACCACCTGCTGTACAAGCAAGGGCGCGAGCATTTGTGGTGCCGTCCTCTAACTCATATAGTGAGAGAAGACTAAAATCAACGCTGGTCGGCATAGTACTCTGCATTTTATCATACTGTTCTTCAGTAATCATTTCAAAGGGTGCTTGCTGATATACATGGTTATCCCTCGGTAAGAAAGAAATACCAGAAATTGCTTCCCAATGTTTCCATACCCAATCCCCAATAGCTAGGAAATCAGAGTCACTATAGTTCACAGTAATGCTTGGCTTATGATCACAGTACCAAAGTTGATATGCTAACCACAAATTAAGATGACCAAGAGCATTGATCTGGGACTCTGTAACACCAAAGTCTGCTTTAATAGGGAAAGAGAATATTGTAGTTTGTTCTGCTTTCATTACACAATCTTCATTAGGAACTCCTGAATCAATCATGAATCTTGCCATTGGTGAGTTCTTAGCCATGCGTATACGTCGGATATAGAACTTACTAAATCTTGGATGTAATCCAGAAGCAGTACCAGCAACACAGCTAGTAGTACCTTCAGGTTTAATACAGGTAATAGATACAGAGGGATTAATTCCAATATAATTAGCCCATTCCTCATTAGTTTTATGGGAAACAAATTTCAAGACTCCTAGTAATTTCTGTAGTTCTTCTGGACCATCACCACCATTGGTTAGGTTGTTGTCAAAGATACCAGTCATACTAACGCCAAGTAATCTTTCCTCTTCACAATTATCTTTGAAAGAGGAATCATTATTGGACTCAAAATACGAGAAATTGGTAAGCGCACTCTGTAACGTTCCCAGAATAGTCGCCAACCTAATCTTATTAATGAGTTGGGGGGCCTGGTCTTCAGGCCGTACAGCAATCGTGGACAGATTACAGAATTGATTTGGTCGTAGGATGATTTCAGAACAGGGATTAGTCCCAAATTCATACTCTTCCTTTCTACCAGCACGTTTTGCAATAAGACGCATTGCTTCTCTATTACAAATACCACGTTCACCTGATCGTGAGTTGTATAGAGATGACCATTCCCGCATAAAGGAACCCATGTCTGGCTTTGTTTCGTATACAACAGAGTTGTTTGCAAGAGCACGATGTCCATTCCTTTCCCACCAAGGTCCACTCTTGGCATGAGCCATTTCATAATCAGATAGATCAGATAGACTGATTAAGGCAGAGCGCCTAACCCCACCAGAGACAATAGAATCTGCAATTTGACATACAAGGTCATGTACTTCTAGTGGTTTAAGCTTACGTCCACGGGCCGCATTAAAGATGTTAGCCGTGAACTTGATTAATCTAATAAAGGGTTCTGGACCAGATGCTCGACCACCAAAGGTCTTTAGCCTAGCCCCAGCTGGGCGAATATTTGAACAATCCATTTCATAATGTTTACCTGCATATAAAGCATTAACAAACTCAACATAAGCACCAGCCCACCCCTCTCGGGAATCAGCTACCCTATAAACTAAACCTTTAGTAAAGGATTCAGGAATAAGAGGAAGGTTATTAACATTCTCTTTTTCAACTGAGAACCCAACACCCGTACCACACGCTAGTGCATACAGGATATTACCTAGGTCTTGAGTAGTATTAATGGCAATATAACAACAATTATAAGCTGCTACATCATCTTTGTCAAGGGCAGGACCTGCCGTCATTAGGGTTCTCATGGAACCAAAGACTTCTCGGTCTTTCATCATCTTACGAGCAAGATCAATATCTCCCATTTTTTCAGCAGGAAGCTTAGTTTTAAGATCTAAACGATTAATAAGATAATCAAAGTAACGATCTACGGCTTCCTCCCATGTTTCTCTACGGCTTTGTTCTGGTAACCAACGGCAATACTTATCTACTGCGACAAAATCTTCAAATACTTTGCTCATAAATTTCTCCCTTATCTAGGTCTAAAATGTTTCTAACTCCGTGGTTATTTGGACACCAAAGGTTAATACTATTTGTTTGTAGATTATAATCACCCTCTTGTAGGATACGGACGCACCTAGCTTGTGATAAAGCAAACTCTTTACGAATCATATCTAGGGGACGTTTATTCTCAGGGCGTTTAGCCCAGTCTTCTTCCTGATACATTTCAAGAATGGTTTGATCCCATAACTCAATAGGTGTGTTCTGTAGGATCTTCTTAGCCTTTACAGGACCTACCTTCCAAAGACCCCAAATGTTATCAGTCGTGTCTCCAGTCATCCATTGCTGGTAAAAGTAACTATTAGCATCATCTTTAGTTACCTCTATTGGGGCATCTTCCTTATCAGGATTCCAATGCCATCCTGGAACCTGACGTAGATCTTTATCAACTGTAACCCCAATTGCCTTACCAGAGGATACTAACATACCAATTAGGTCATCAGCCTCTAGACGATCTACACAACGAGGTAGAGAAAAGCTACGATAGATTTCCTCTAAGACGTAAGGCATAGAGTCAGGGGTTTTAAAGTCCTCTCGATGACGCTTGTACTCAGGCCAAAAGATCTTACGGTAGTTCTTGGATCTAGGGCAAGACATGGCAATATAAACACCTTCACACCCAGCAGGTGTCCAGTTCTTAATGTCCTGTGCAATACGCTGGGGGATGTCTTCAACACCTTCAGCGTCAGCCCAGAACGCAGCCCTATAGGCAATGATATCTCCGTCAAGAATTACTTCATTTGGTTTCTTCAATGTATTCCTCTAGTTCTAAGTAGCCTTCTTCCAGCCACTCCTTAAGATTATTACTAACTTCTTCTTCTAGTTCTCTAAGAGAATAACCATTATCAATGACAACATCAAATAAATGTTCATACTCTGAGTTTACTTGATCTAATGAATTTTCAATTTTAGTAGCAAGTAATTCACTTTCGTGCTTACGCCACTCAGCATCATTCTCTTCTAACTTTCGTAAAGAAGAATCAAGAAAGATTTGAGTAGCGGCTAAATCCCTACCAAGAGCAAGTTCGTTCATGTATCGAACATCATCTTGAATAATAACAAACTCCCAGAATCTTTTGTCTTCAATTTTATTATTAATTTCTTGAAGCATAAACTCTTGGATCTTATCATAAGTACGAGTAACCCAGTAATCTTCTTCTTCTTTTCGTTTCTCAGCACCAAGCATCTGACAAAACTCCCTATACTTTGAAGAGTCTTGTTCTTTAGTGATTCCTTGTTGACTTGCAAGATCTTTTATAGCTTGAGCAAAGGGAAGAATAACTGGAATGTATCCAAGATTAAATGAATACTTTGCAATTAAATTAGCAAAAGTAGTCTTTCCCACTCTCCCCTTTCCACTAATTTGTACAATTCTCATGTGAAATTTCCTTCCAATGTCTAATGATGTAACCTAAACCTATCTCACCATTGTTGTATAAAACAACAAACTGATGATCTGGGTTGTTTGCTATAAAGTCGTTTATCTGGCGCATAAAAGAAACTGCTTCAGTCATCGCTGTTACCCCACAGATAACTAAACATACCGTAGATACTTAGGGCAAGGAAAAACAAAGAACCAATTAAAATAACCTTATTAAGCATTAATGTTTACCTCGGTTAACTCCCTTAGGTACAACCCTAAGATTACTAGCTGAATTGTTTTGTGGATTACCATCCTTGTGATCAATATCTTTTCCATCACCTTTACTAACGCGCTTTGCTTTAGTAGCTGCTCTACGATTCTTATTTCGCTTAGCTCGGTTCTTTTTTTCTTCATCAGAAGATTGAAATTTACTATACTCGTCTTTGTAATCTCTAGCCATTAGTGTGTTTCCGACCAATTAGTTCCTACTTTATATTCTGCTTCTATCTTACAAGAACACTTCAGGAGTTCTCCAGCAGTGGTTGCAGATTCGCAGAGGATCTTACCAATTTTATTAGCTACATCAGGGTGGCATTCGAGTTGTAATTCATCATGTACTGATGCAACCCAATTAAACTTTTCTTGACCAATTTCTAAACGAAGTCGTTGATCAGCTACACAAGCCCATGCCTTGGCAATGTGTGCGCCAGAAGATTGTAATAGAGTATTGAGAGCAGCATGTTCTTTACGAACAAAGACAGGTCGCCAATTGAAAGGCTTTACATAACCTTTGTCAAGAGTATCAAATCGACAATTCTCAATTAACTTCTTAAGTCCAGGGATATTACTTAATAGTTTGTTTTTTGTTTGCTTTGCCTTGTAAGTTGAGCATCCAATAGTCTTACCAAACTTCTCATCTCCACCACCATAGAGGAAGCAGTAGATAGCAGTCTTAGCTGTGGTTCTAGAGTCTAGGTCCATAGCTTTTTGATTGTGTGTGTGGATATCTCCATCACAAACTTCCTTAGCATAAGCACCACCATCAAATGGGTAAAGATAATGGGCTAACATTCGTAGCTCTAGACCCTTAAGATCAGAACCAACAAGTGACCATTTATCTTTAGGAATAAATAACTTACGTGCTCGGTCATCTGAATGAACCTGTTGGATATTTGGTTCCTTACTTGACATACGACCAGTTACTGCACCTAGGGTGTTAATAAACCCATGAATACGACCATCACGAGATATCTTGGAACGACCGATCCAATCTGATACTTGACTAATTAATTTAACAAGATCAAAGTAACGACATAGATGTTGTGCTTCTTCAAAGCTTAGGTTAGATAGAACTTCATGGTCCACCTTGGGGTTTCCCTTGTCGGTGATTGGTCCTTGCCATCCATACTTTTCAAAGAGTCGTTCGGCAATCTGTTGTCTAGAACCTGGGTTAAAGACTTCGATCTTATCTTTGAGTCTCTTGCCTGTTTTCTCAGAATGTCTAATAATGATTTTGGTTGGAAAGATTTTGTGGAATTGATCTTCAATTGTTGATTTCTCAATGAGTAGTTCCATTTCAAGATTTTCAGCAAGCTTTAGATCAAATCCAAAACCAGCTTCGACTTGTCGTTTGATCATATCAGCAACGACATGTTCCATACGAATAGCACGATTATATGTTACTAAGTAATCTAACTTGGAAAAGTGACTCCAAAGTTTATCAGTAATAACTGAATCTTGTAGACAGTAGATTCCCATCTCAGCTGTGTAGTTATCCCAACCACCCTTATAATCACCCTTAACCGAGTTAAGATAGATACCCCATGCCATTAGAGAATGAGATTGACTTTCTGTTGGTGGGGCATCACCATAGATAAGCCGAGATAGAATCAAGGTATCCATGATTTGTTCTGGTTTCTTGTCTAGAGAACCAAACAATCTTTCAATCAATGGAATATCAAATCCGTAGATGTTATGGCCAATAATTAAATCAGCCTCTCGTAACAGTTGAACTCCATCTTTCATGTTATCCTGTTCAAAGAGAAAGATCTCTTTGGTTTCGATATTCATGACAGACATACACCAGATCTTTGTAGCTTCTGGAAGATATGAATCTTTCTTTCCAGAGATAACTTCATGAAGCCCATTGGCTTCAACATCAAATACCAATTTTGTCGTAGCGATATAGCACCTCTCCTTCTGGGGTAATAACAAATGGCACATCCATAAGCTTGGCTGTCTGGTCATTGTAGAACAATGCGGTTGCAATTCCTCTACGACCACCCTTGCGGTTCTTAAGCACACGGATGTTTGTTGTATTGGCTGTTGTTAGATCAGGATGTTGTGCATTGCGTTCTAAAGCAAAGACATTATCTGAAATCTGAGCAAGAGATCCTGAGCCACGAAGGTCATTAAGGTTGATACGATCACCCTCATCAACATTCTTTTCTGTTTTCTTAATGTGAGCTACAACATGTAGAGTAATCTTAGTACGTTCTACAAGTTCTCGTAGCTTCTTCATTACAGAATCAAGAACTAATCTTTCATCGTTTCCAAAATCAGAACCGCTAGATAGGAGCATATTACCGAGCAAAGTAATATGATCAAGGAAGATGACTTTACAATCAAGACCAACAGCCATATACTCAAGACGATTGATGATATTAGAAATGTTAGTGTTGCCAATGTGATCATAAAGATACAAAGGTTTCTTTGCAATTTCTGCTTTAGCGTTGTTATATTCTTCATCAGTTAAATTATCCTCGACCATATCTACAACAGATTTATTAGTTGTTCTTCGTAGGTCATTAAGTTGTCGTTGTGACATAATCTTACGAACAGGCTTACCTACAATAAGAGAGATAAGATCATCTACTGTTTGCTCTGGTGATTCTTCTAAGAACACAGCACCAACTGTGCGGCCTTGGTTAAGATGATCTACAACTAATTCACGAATAATGGTAGACTTACCATGACCAGTAGCTGAAGTCCATAGGTTTAACCTACCAGAGTCTTGACCAATCATAAATGTAGTTAGTGAATCCCAAGGATACTCGTATACATTTAATTGTTGATCTGTTTGAGATACTACTTGGCTAATGTGCAAGATAGAATCTGGAGAGTATGTACGAGCATTCCAATACGCTTGTAGTAACTGAGCTGCCTCAGCATTTACAAGCATCTCATTGGGGTCCTTACGGGGCAAGGACATAATCTTTACCTTGCCTGGAGGTAAGATTTCTGCTACGTCAGCCGCTGCTTTTTGACCTGCTTCATCCATGTCAAAGCAGATAACAATAGTTTCAAAGGAAGCTAGGTACTCATAGTTTTCTTTGACACACTTAACTGCTGATCCTACACCGCTAGGAATAGAAACAACTGGATATTTATTATCAAACAACTGAGCCATAGTTAGGCAATCAATTGCTCCTTCTGTAATGAGAATCCTTTTGCCACCACTAGAGAATAAATTTTGACCGTAGAATTTGAGTCCTGCTGTGTCTCCAATCCACGCAAACTTCTTCCCGTCATATCGAATGTGTTGAGCTTGTAGTACGCCAGTCGCACCATAGAAATTTTCAATTTCAGCTCCGTTCGCTGTTGTCGCATACCCATACTGACGAGCAGTCTTTTCGTTAATTCGTCGGTGTGGTAAAGCCTGGATCTCGCCAGTACGAAACTTTTCTGTAACATATACGGGTGTTTCATCTATTACTGACTCCATTGGTTTAATTCCTTTAATGTAAAATTCACATGCATAACAATAACTGTGACCGTCATCATACATTGCTAGGTTGTTACCTGATGTATCGTTCCCTTGTGCTGCACATTTGGGACAGCGTTTACGAGATACTACTTTTGATTCCGTTTCCATATCACTCCGTTTGAAAGATTGTTAGTGGAATAAATTTATCCACAATTCCGTCCTGTTCCATAAAATGATTACAAATTATAGCAGTCCGTTTAAAATATTCTTCTTTAGTTAAGCCTGACTTAACTAAGTTATAACCAACTCTACAATAATCAGGTCTAGTTTCGTAGATATTACATTGATTATTTTCTAAATGAATACATGATCCATCTTCAGAAACCCACTCTCGTGGAAAGATATCAACTAAGTGTGCTCTACGACAACAAGATCCGCATGATGTACAAGGAAAATTCATAGTGGTTCCTGTGGGGGTCGAACCCACGACCAACCGATTAAAAGTCGGTTGCTCTACCAACTGAGCTAAGAAACCGAATAGCTTCGGGGGGACTTGAACCCCCACGCCTTGCGGCTACGGATTTTAAGTCCGCTACGTATGCCAATTCCGCCACGAAGCCAAAATGGTCCCCGTTAGGGGACGCTAGTTATTT